TATTATGGCTAATAGCGTATTCTACAGAATCACTATCGTCTGCACTGCTGTATGTATCTGTAAAACTTGGAAGTTCAATTCCGAATTCGTTTTTGTAAACGAGCGCAACTAACCCCCAGCAATCTAGGCCGGCCTCATCTCTTCCCTTGTCTTTGTAAGGGATTCCAATATACTTATTATACCACATTAGAATAGTCCTGGAAAATATTGAGGGGTAAACTTAAATGCTGGAAACGGCTCAATGGCATAGTTAATCATAGACATGTCTGCTTGAACAGAGTCTGCATTGTAAGTAAAGTTAGTTATATAAAAGCCTGGAAAACTTGCTTCTATAGTGTCAGGTGTAGAACTTAAAACTAGTTCTAACTTTATTGGAGGTGGCGCACTAATAGACTTAATAATCGGTGTAACGTATTTAGTAACATCAGTAATTGTCATCAAACATCTAGGTGCACTAGAAGTGTCATCTGTTGGCAGTGTAATACTTAATGGTAAAAATATGTATTCTTTACTATTAGAAACCACACCATACATAACATCTCTATCTGTTTCCGCAATTCTTTGTGTATAGCCGTCTGCTATACGCACAAGCTCTTGGGTAGTATTTATAGGATCGTATACTGTTAGTAACGTTATAAGAGTGTTGGATGTTTCAGTACTAAACAGTGCTTTTAATGCTGCTGGAGATAGTGATCGGCTCATGGTAATATTTCTAACTGAAGCGAGATTGTCCAATACCCTGGGGCTAAATACTGTGACTGAAACAGCTGGCCATCGCCTTGTGGAACTATACGCACTTCTTCAACGGTGCCTTTTCGTGGGTGTGGAAAACCAAATCGAGTTGTACCGTCTAATGTGTCTAGGACAAAGGTGGTTAGTATATCCACCTCTGCCGTAGTCATTATAAACTGTACAGACATAGTATCTGGTCTTGCTGCTCGTCTGCGCATTTTTGCAGGCCCTGCGTCCATGCTGGTGCGCTGTATTAGCGCACCAACAGTTTCCTGAAAGCCTTTTTGCGGAGTTTGTGGCAATGTAATTGGCCAAGAAATACTGTATGCCATTTTATCTCCTTAAAATATTGGGTTGTACATTATAGGTATTGCGTAGCGTATCTTGAGTAGCAGAGCCTGGTCGATTCATTTCTTTTGCTACCATGTCGCCAATCATTACTTCGATTCTGCGGTTACCTCGTGCATCAGTGGTTTCCTTGGTTTGTGCAGGTGTGCCACTATTGTTAATAACCACAACATCTACTTTTGGTGCTTGACCAGCACCTTCAGCACGTACACCAAGTGTACCACTACTATCACGAGTTAGCGGCATAATAGCCTCTGGACCTGCCTCTCCCATTAAGCCAGTGCCTTGAGCAAACTTAAACATGGTTGGACTGCTTACTATTGAATTAGTAAATGCACCACCAGCAGCAAACTGGTGAACTGGCATAGCGTAATCAAAAGCGCCGCCTTTTGCCAATAACAAGTCTGCACTTCCACCAAACATGTCCATAGTGCTAGTACTCGTGGATGCTGAGGGCGTACTACCTTGTTTAAATAAGGAACTTCCCCATTTACTTAGCGCACCTACTACTCCACTTCCAGTACCAACGTCACGACCTAGCATAGAATTCCAAAGCTTTGACATTTGGAAGCGTAATTCCATACGAACTAAATCTGCTAATAATGACTTGAATAAGTCTTTGAAAGCAGTTTTACCAGTTTGTACAAACTCTAAAATTTTATCACCTACACCTTCAAACGCCTGTCCGATTCTGTCTAAGCCTTGCTCTAGTACAGGATCAAACTTTAATTGCTGTTGAGCTATCTTTAGTTTTTCTGCACCATTGCGCTGAACAAGTGCTAGCTCAATGTCATAGCCCTGTACTGTAGCACCTTGAAGTTGTTGCAGACGCTTAGCCTCTGCATTATCTTGATTGGCATTAGCTGTTGCAATTTGCTGGTTAGAATCTAAGATATATGCACTACGTTTTTGCTGTATAGCGGCTTCATCAGCTTTATTTTGTAAGGAGATTCTGTCTAAGTTTAATAGGTTAGTACGTTTAGTATATAAATCGTCACTAATTTTTCCTTGCTGCTTATCAATGTCTAGTTGTGCTTGAGCATTTTCTACAGTAGCTCTTTGAGCATCTAGTCGCTGATTTTGTGCAGTTACTGATAGTTCATCCTCTTTACGCAAGTTAGTATAAACAAAGTTAATTGTTTCTAGCAGTGTCTTACGCTTTTCGGTTGCATCAGTAGTTTCTTGTGCTCTCGCCACATCCGCAGCTTGCCTATTAGCCTCGTCTAGTAATTGCTGTGCTGCTGTTTGTGCTGCTGCCATATCTGCCGCAGTAGAACCAGGTGCAGCAAATATTTTTGATGCCGCCATTTCCCCAGCTTTAGCCGCTCTTCTTGCAGGCTCTAGTTGAATTTGCGCTTCTAAGTCTCGCTGTTGTGCAAGTAGCGGAGCTAATTTTTGAGCTCTTTCTTCTGGATCAGCAATCAACTCAATAGGAGCAATCTTTTGCTTAGTAGCCTCTAGATCGCTCTTTAGTTTGTCTAGTGCTCTATTGCTAGATTCTGCTAGTAAGTCTAACTGCTCGCGGAAAACGATTTGCTGTTTTTCACCTACTTTTGCGGTTATCTGTGAACTAATATTAGCAGCTTGACTTGCCACAGGCAGTAATGCACCTTGTAAGCTAACAGGTAGGCTCTTTAGATTAGCGCTACTTAATGCAGGCAATGCACCTCCTGGACCTCTAGCTGCATCTATTCTATCTAATGCGGCTTGTGTATCACGTGCAGCTATACGTTGACGATCTAAATCTGTAACTAAATTAATATCGTAGTTACCTGGGCCTTTGGCGCGCTCTTCTTCTATTCTCTTAGTAGTTTCATATACTGTACGAGAGGCTGTTTCTCGCTGAATAGCTAAAGTATTTTCTGCTAAGGCTGTTACAAGTGACTGGGACTGCTTTAATTGTGCAATATCTAAGTCAATAGCTCTTTGATCTAACTTAGATTGTAGTGATATACCAGCGGCAGTAGATTGCAGAGGCTGAGTAAATGCCTTTAAGTTAGATATATTTACTTTTTGCCCAGCTAGTCTAACTTGTTGGAAGATTACATCAATTTGTCTTCCAATGCTTTTTGCTGTAACTTTATTGACCTGATCGGCAATTGCACTAAATCTAGCTTCTAGCTCTAATCGTTTGGGCGTTAAGCTTTCATTTAATTGCTTTTGTAAAGCATCAAATGCTGGCTTATATTGATCTAAAAATATTTTTTGATACGGCAATAGCTTCTTAGGATCTACTTTTAATAATTCATCTAAATTGCCGCCTTTAGTTACCTTAAAGAAGCTTTCTCGTAAATTGTCTAACTGTCCAGTAACATTAGTTATTTCACTAGTAGTTCCAGCTAATTCATCTTGTAAATCTTTTGCTGGATTTAACAAGGCAATTAATGCTTGTGCACCTTCTTGACCAAATAATCTTAAGCTCTTAGGGTTATCCAATATTTTTACTATTGCGTCTATTGCAGGTAATACATCACCACTAAGTATTTTTTGAAAATCTGTTAGTTCTTTGGTTGCAGTAACTGCTAATTTAGCTTCTGTTGACTCGTTTGCTATAGAACGAGTAAAATCGTCATACTGTTTATTTAACTCATCAATTGAACTAAGCAGATTTTTTGCACTTTTGGTACTGGAATCTAGTTGTTTTGTTAGTTTTGAAAGCTCAGCAGCAGCTAGTTTTCTAGTTGCGTCATTTGCTCTTTCCATGGCTGCACCAAATTCTACAGCACTAGAATTTTCAGAGATACCTAGTATACCGGCCAATGTGGCGCGTGCGGTTTTTTCAACAGAAGAACCTCGTAGACCGTTAATTGCTGATGTAATACCTACACTTAACTCTCTACTAAGTATATCCTCTGTGCTTTTACCAAATAATCCGAAGAACGAATTAGCTAATTTATCTGCCCAATTACGCGTTGAGATCTCCCTGTCTACTTTGTCAATAGTATCTATTAGATTGTCAGACAGTGAGCTGACAGCAGAACTACGAGCTGTTAAGCTATCTAGCCCAATTTGTGCTAGCGGATCTTTTTTAGATAAACTAGCAAATACTTTGTCCATAAATAAGGCACTGTTACCAAGAGTGTCTAAGGCGTCTTTTGCTTCTGCTGCTTGCTTACTATTTGCACCCATTGCAGATACAAATAAACCAATACCGCCTATAACAGCTGTAATTGCACCTACTATATTACCAATAGCAGTAGCAGCTAAACCAATAGTTGCGGCTGTAATTGTAGCAATTCCGCGTAGCTTAAATAGTGTTCTACCAACACTACCTAGCGTAAAGTCTAGCTTATTTGCAGTAGAATTAAAAACACGAAAAGCGTTAATAGGTCCGCTAAATGTAGCGTTATCAGCAGCATTTGCTAATGCACGCATACGATCGCTGGTTCGCTGTGCTCCATCAGATATACTCTGATGTGCTTTTGCCATTACACTGCTGTTGCCTGCTGCCTTAGTTAGAGCATCGTTATATTGTACTTGTGCCTTTACAGCATTACGTAAATTATCTGCTTCGGCATTTATTGCGTCGGCACGAGCACGAGCATTTTGATCTCGCTGACTGGTGCCCGTTGCTGCAGCTGCTCGCGTATTTGCGGCTTTTTGCGCTTTATCAATAGTAGCTAAGTCTGCACTTGTAATTTGAGCAAGATCTTTCTTGAACAGGGCATTTAGTTCTTTATCATAAATTCTGCCCTTAGACTTTATATTAGCTATGGCAGAGTCCATACCGGTTTTTGCAGTAGTACCAAGCGCACGTTCATGTGCTTTTAGTCTGCTTTCAGCTTGGTCTAGGTTACTGGCCATGTAGTCTTTGTAGAGGCCGTAGTTTTGCTTGGCTTCTGCTGCAGCATTTTCAGCGGCGTCACGTAACTGGTCACGCCACTGACCTACCGCTGGTAGAGCTTTGTTAACAAGCATAACTGACAGAGCAGCAATGCCAGTTGCCAGTGCTGTCGGTGATTGTGATAATATAGTAATTAATGGTGAAATAACGTTAACAGTTTCTAGCACTGATTGCATTAAGTTCTTTAAACTTGCTAGTAACTGATCGTATGGATTTGCCGGAATATCGATTTCACCAAACTTTTTGTTTGTTTGATCTAATACCGCTATCGCAAAAGCCTGACGACGCTCAAATTCTGTTAATCCGGAGGCAGTTTTACCTAATGTTCTTGCGTAGTCTTCTGCGGCTTTATCAACACGCACAAAGATACCTAATTCATCTAGTAGTTCAGGCTCTAGCTTAGTAATACCGCGACTTAAACGGCTAAGAGCATCTGCCATGCCAACACCAAGCGCAACGCTAGCACCACGAGCTGCTGTACCCAACTTACGAATATCACTATCACTCATGCCTGCTGCAGAAGCTTGTGCGGTTGCTGCCATTGCT